TTGCACGTATGGATTTGGGAATATTTTCTTTGACATTGCAGTAGCGGCTTTTTATAACAAGAATTATATTCAGCGCTTGATCAAGGACAATTACCATCCTAACGGTGAAACCGAAGAAATGAAACTGCGTAAGTACAACATCAACTTTTAGGGGGATTAAAGCATGGATAATTGTGAGGTAACCATTAAATCATGAAGTGGACAAACGAAGAAAAAAATCAAATAGCACAACTCGTTACCATGGGATTGCCAGATTCAAAGATCGCTGAACGTATGGGCAAGACACACGCTGCAGTCAAACATTACCGCCAACGACACATTGCCGATATTAAAATCGAAGATTCCAAAGAAGTTACAACTGAAGCCAACGGCACGCAAACGGCCACGATCCTCATGCGTTTAAAACACGAACCGGATAAGTCGCCGCGTACCATGCTTGCACTAACCGGCTATGATCCTGACAAATTTGATCTGATCAGTTCGCAGTACAAAGTGTACGAGCAACATTCAACTGAAGATGGTACAGTTCCTCAATATAGCATCACGGTTAAGGTTCGTCCTAAGTCCGATATAAGCGTTTCAGAGCTAACCGGCATAATCAATCATAGGATTAAACAAAAGCGCTTAAAACGAACGTCAGGTACGTTAAAACACATGCTAGTGGTTCCACTTTATGATTTACATTTTGGGATCAACAGTTACGATAATATGCAGCCGTATTTAGAAAAAATCCAAGCGATCATTTATTCGCACTCATTGGAAAGAATTGTTATCGAGCTTGGCGGTGATTTACTGCATTCAGATTACTTAAAAACAACTAAAACCGTCAATGGTACTCAATTGGATCATGTCGATAGTATCAAGGCGTGGGAAGATGCTGCAAAATTTGTCAAAAATATCATCGAACCGGCCATTAAAAATTCGGAAGTCACAGAATTACGTGCGATTGGTGGCAATCATGACTTCGACATGCAGTGGAGCTTCGTTGAGATGATTAAAGCACGCTACCCACAATTGGCAGTGTTTAACCCAGGATCATACAGACAAGTGTTATCATATGGGAATGTTGCGATCATGATGGCGCATGGTGATACGGCCAAAGCTAAACTATCGCAACTGTTCGCAAACGAATATCAATCTGAATGGGCAAGTAGCGTATGGCGAGAAGTGCACTGGGGACATTTTCATACAGAAGTTGTTAAAGACGAAGGGGGAGCAATACAAAGGCAATTCGGAACGCCAAAACCATCTGACGGCTATGAAGTTAAAAATGGATATACCATGGGTCAAAAAACTTTGAAAGTTCTGGAGTATGATGAGAATGGTTTACTTGCTGAATACACATTGAGAGGGTTGTAAAAAACCGCTAGAAATGGTATATTGTTAATAGCGAAAGCATCGCGTTCACTCAATAAATGTTAGAAAGTTAGAAAATAGAATAAAACTAAAACACGATTATTACTTACTCCCGCAAGGGATGTTAGAATGTTAGAAAAATATCAAAGTCCCTAAAGAAAAAATAAACTTTTTCTAGGGACTTTTTTTATTACTTTCTTACAACAGTATATATATATATAAACATTTTTTTATTATATTCCTTATATAGCGGTGTTTGTCCAAGAATACAAAGCAGGGAAAAGTGTGTTAGAAAAATGTTAGAGAACCGTTTGAAAAATTCAAACATGCTATTTTTTTTATTACAGATTGCATTCGTGATATAATTTTAATTCGGAGGTATTTTTATGATTAAAATTTACGATACAAAAAATTGCGCTAAATGCAGGTTGACGGAAAGACTATTTAACGTGGCGAATGTTGATTTTGAAGTCATTAAGCCGCATAATAGTGATATACAACGCTTCCGTGAACAAGGCTTTCAATCATATCCGGTTGTTGAAACTCCCGATCGTTCATGGTGTGGGTTTAGACCTGATCTAATTAAGAAGGAGTGCTAATTATGAAGGTAGAAAATTGGGACATTGGCAAAGTCAAACCGTATGCGAAAAATCCACGAAAAAATGATGATGCAGTTGATTCAACTGCAAATTCAATCAAGGAGTTTGGCTGGCAACAGCCTATTGTGGTTGATAAAGATGGTGTAGTTATCGTTGGTCATACGCGATTAAAAGCAGCTAAGAAGCTAAAACTGAAGCAGGTTCCAGTGACAGTTGCTGAAAACTTAACTAACGAGCAGGTTAAGGCTTATCGTCTCGCTGACAACAAAACAGGCGATCTTGCTGATTGGGACGTCGATATGTTAGACAGTGAGCTAAGCGACATACTTAATATTGATATGGAAGATTTTGGGTTTGAAGAATTAGATGAATCAGATCTTCAACAAAAAGACGAAAATACTGATCCTGCACCGATTGACGACAAGACTGTTATCATTATCGAATCTGACAGCGAAGAAGAACTCGAACAGTATTTTGAGAAATTAGTAGAGGAGGGTTATCCATGCCGGCTTTCGACATTGTAAAACGAAGCGATATTGATAACACGTTTCGTGTTTCCAAAGTCATGAGTGATTTTGATGTTAAAATGGAACATGCAACGGAAGAATTTTGTGGGAAAATTGATTTTCCTAAAGATTGGCAAATTGGAATTATCGTTGGTGGATCAGGAACAGGCAAGTCTACTATTGGTCGAAAGCTATTTGGCGATTTGATTGATGATAATTTTGACTATAAAGCAAAATCAGTAATCGATGATATGCCAGGTAAAAATATTCAAGAAATTCAAAAGATGTTTTATGCAGTCGGTTTCGGGAGTGTTCCCAGTTGGCTCAAACCGTACAGCGTATTATCAAATGGTGAAAAGATGCGCGTGGATTTGGCTAGAAAAATGTTAAGTTCAGATTTTGTTGTTTTTGATGAATATACTAGCGTTGTAGATCGTCAAGTTGCAAAAGCGATGTCCATTGCAATCAGTAAAGCGATGAAACGCTACCCAAATAAAAAGTTTGTGGCGATTGGGTGTCATTTTGATGTAATTGAGTTTTTGCAATCTGATTGGATTTTTAATACAGACAAGATGCAGCAGGTTTTTCAATTCCCCCACGAAGTGAACAAAGATACATTGTCAAACGATGTGAGCGATCAGAGTGGGGCAAATTTAGGCGTTATCATTATTTAAACTCTGATTTATCGACTTCAGCACAATGTTACGGTTTATATGATTGTGATAAAATTGTGGCGTTTATTGGTGTGATTCATTTTCCACACCCTAAAAATAAAAAGATAAAGAAAGTAACTCGATTAGTAGTATTACCTGATTATCAAGGTATTGGGCTAGGTGTTGCGTTTTTGAACGCGATAGCTGAAATTTATAAAGGCTATGATTTTAGAATTACCACATCTGCAAAGAATCTAATTTATGCGCTTAATAAACACAAAAATTGGCGTTTAGATAATTACGGACGATCTAAAATGCCGAGATTAAAAGGACTTGAAAAATCGTTTAGAGGAAATGTCAAGACTGCTTCATTCATTTATGTATCTAAATAATAAAAAGGGAGGAGTGCTAACGTGATATGGCAAAAGGAAAATATGAGGAATGGCTAGAGCCAGAGAACTTAGTGCTTCTTCACGGCTGGAAGATGCAGGGTTTAACTGACGAACAGATTGCTGATAAAATCGGTATTGCTCACCGCACGTTTGAACGTTGGAAGGCAGAACATGGACAGATTCGTCAGGCTATAAAAGGCGGAAAAGAAGTCGCTAATTTTGTTATTGAAAATGAACTGTATAAGAAAGCTAAATCGGGCAACGTTACGGCAATGATTTTCTATCTAAAGAACAATTACCGTGATAAGTACACGGACGATGTCACTGATCCTAGACTGCGTAAATCACAGATTAGAAAATCCAACGCTGAAGCAGATATCGCCGAGGCCAAGGCTAAAATGATGGTTACCGATGGAGATGAAGTTCAGGTTAATATAACGTACCCACAAGGGAGCGATGAAGAACATGGAAACAATTAATTTGAATATCAATCAGCTTTTTAGTTCAGCTTATTATCCGTTATTTACCAGTCGTTCACGCTACCTTGTTTACAAGGGATCTCGTGGATCTGGTAAGTCGTATGCTACGGCTGCTAAAGTTGTTATTGATATGATGATCCACCCGTATGTTAATTGGCTGGTAACGCGCCAATATGCGACTACTCAAAAGGACAGTACATTCGCAACTATCCGTAAAGTCGCACATACGCTTGGCGTTATCGATTTGTTTAAGTTCACCAAGTCACCACTTGAGATAACTTACAAGCAAACCGGCCAAAAGGTGTTCTTCCGTGGCATGGACGATCCACTAAAAATTACGTCTATCCAACCAGTTACCGGCTTTATCTGCCGTAGGTGGTGCGAGGAGGCCTATGAATTAAAGTCATTAGACGCGTTTGATACGGTCGAAGAATCTATGCGTGGTGAATTGCCTGACGGCGGATTCTATCAGACGGTCATCACGTTTAACCCGTGGTCTGACCGGCATTGGCTAAAGCATGAGTTCTTCGATGATAAGACGAAACGTAACCACTCACGAGCTATCACGACCACGTATAAAGACAACGATCATTTAAACGCTGATTACGTTGATTCACTGAAAGAAATGTTAGTGCGTAATCCCAACCGTGCTCGTGTGGCTGTGTTAGGTGAATGGGGTATTGCGGAAGGGTTAGTATTCGATGGACTGTTTGAACAGCGTGACTTCTCATATGATGAGATTGCTAACCTGCCAAAATCAGTTGGCTTGGACTTCGGGTTCAAACATGACCCTACCGCTGGCGAATTTATTGCGGTTGATCAAGATAACCGAATCGTTTACATTTACGATGAGTTTTATAAGCAACATTTATTAACTAATCAGATTGCACAAGAGTTGGCTAACCACAAAGCATTCGGGCTACCGATTACAGCCGATAGTGCTGAACAACGTATGATCGTTGAATTGGCACAGCAGCACCGCGTTCCTAATATCAAACCATCAGGTAAAGGAAAAGATAGTGTTATTCAAGGAATCCAATACATGCAGTCTTACCGATTCGTTGTGCATCCGCGTGTTAAAGGATTGATGGAGGAATTTAACACATACGTTTATGATAAGGATAAAGAAGGCAATTGGTTGAACAAACCGAAAGATGCGAA